CTCGTAATTTATGTCAAGCGTCGTATCATACGACATTGATAGCGAGAATGAATATGGAAATATTCATTCCTTTCTCCCTGAACCCTATCCTAGGGTAAACAGGGTCATAACTAAGGATCCTGAGAGACCTCAAGGATCTGTTTTGCGACTAGATCAGTTTCCAACTTTTCTAGGAATATCTAAACCCTACAATCGGAAGATTGAGGAAGAACGTGTAGTCGATGGTGAAACATGCGACTTTTTTCAATTCACATCATATGCCATGTGTGAAGCACTGAAAGGAAGGCCTGTAAAGCCTATCCAGAAAGACTTTTCTAACCCTGACAGGTTAGATGATAAACTCTCTGTCATGTATTGGCAGAGTTATAAATCCAAACCTCCTGACAAGAGGTTGAAGTTCATCGACTTGCCGACCGTCGGTCATGCAATGTTTATTCTCGAAAGGTTTAGCCACCTTCGTTATAATTTCTTTCCTTCTCGCATTGAGAAGAGCAAATTTCGAAACAAGACTCTATCGCCGATAGAGCTTGGTATCTTCCTGCAAAAGCGTGAAAACTTTCGCCGTATAACGTGTTTCCTGGCCGGAAGGCCTAAGGAACAACTCAAAATGCCGAAGTGGTATGATAAACCACTTGTGAAATCTCGGGCAGCTAGGTTCATATGCTGCTTGCAAAACATTGATGGCTTGGTGACACAAGTCATTCTTTCATTTTTCGACATGAAATGGAACTTCAAGTCGTTAGATTTACTAATCCGAGATCAGCTGTTCGCTTTTCTGGACGATGAATATTCTCCTCCAGTCCTTGGCAAGGATGAGGTTAAACAACTTTTCTTCACGCGTCTGAAGAAATTTAGAAAAACTTTGCAGTTTCACGGCAAAGCGTTAAACGATCTCACCGCTGTGATAAACGGTGATGCTGAATCTGGTTGCATGATACCACCAGAAATGTCATTTTGGAGACCTCTGCTCGAGCATCTCAATACTCTTCGTGGAACAAACGAGTTTTTGTTCCGTATTTCAATTCTGTGCCAGACACGCGGTGCTAGCACTCCTTGTAGGGCGATAGCCGTCGACTCCGCCCGTAAATTCATTGAAACTGTCAGTATTCAATGTGAAAAATACCCGAAGCATCGCGCAGATATGCTTCTTCGTCATACGGATCTCATTTGGGGAAATGTAGATCTCAAAAAAGCACTGCCCAAGCTCACCCGGGCAGCTAAATTACACATCACAGGCGCGGCGTGCCTGGATTATTTACGCAAAGACGGTGGCAAGCTAGAAGCTGCACGTCGTGTTTTTCAAGAATACAAGGGAACAAGTATTCATAAAGTAGACCTGGCAACTGGAAAGTTGACAGAAGAAACCATCTCTGTTGAAGAGAATTCAACAGATGTTCACATGGGAGACTTTTTATTTCATTGGTCTCTCCAATTTTACATTCAAAACCCACAGGACATCCGTACTGTGGAGTATGTCACGGCAGTCGAGCCTGGAAAGGCACGATCAGTTACAAAGTCGCATCTCGCTGCGACTGTTTTGTTATTCCCTGCGTCTGGAATACTCGCAGAGTTTTTAGCACTCATTCCCTCGTCGAGGGATGGGTTAAAGGCCGGAGCTGCTGGCTGGCAGTTCTTTCAACGGCTGGATTTTTCCAATCCAGCGGCATCTTTTCTTTACGAAGGAATTCGTGAAGAAGAATTACAACTCCCTGACGGGAGTTACGTGAATTATCAGCAATGCCCCGAAGTCTTCGGGTATTGTGTTGACTACGAAACCGCCACTGACTATGGCGATTGGAATGTCGGAAGACTCCTGCTCGGATCTTCTTTGTATCGTTTAGGCTTTCCAAAGTGGTACTCTGGAGCCTGTATCAATCTATCAAACAGCCCACGGCGTTTGATTTATAAAGAAACCGTCCTTGGGGACAAGGGCGAAAATTTGAGCTACGTAACCGAGATTGTTACGAAGCGTGGATGGTTAATGGGAGATCCTTTGACAAAGGGAATACTCCATCTTGTAAACCTTACCAGTCGGAGCGTTGCTCTCGAACTGGCGCCAAAAGTGTCATTGTCTCCTCTGACACGTTCATTCGTTGAACCGCGGACCGCGGCTCAATTAGTTAATCCGTCTTCAGCTGACAGCTGAAGATTTCCACTCACACCCCTGTAGGCCGGAGGGCCGTCAAG